CATCTATTTGGTCAGATAGAAAAGAAAAACCCTCTGGTATTGTTAAAGTGCCAGCAGTTGTTGTTGAAGAGTTAGCTGTAAGTGTGATTGTTGCAGTAGGGGATTTTTTAGAATGTGGTGTATACCCTAATGTTTTTGCATGAGACACAGTAGATTCACGAAGCAGAGATGTATCTAAAAAAGATTCATTTGCGACCATGTTTAGATAATAAGCATTGTAGTGTGTATTATATGCTAATATATCTAAAAGAACTGATAACCCAGAGCCTGAAAAATCATAGTCTGAAAATTCTTTTTGTTGTTGTAAAAATGTTCGTAAATTTCCTTTGATTGTATCGAAATCAAGTTCTGTTACTCTAAGTCGATCTACCATTTATCTTACTCTCTCTAAAATAAAGTCTATTGTAATAGGGCTTGGGTCATTAATTAAAAAGAAAGTTAAAACTACTTTGTAAGCATTTTCATCTGGAAAACCAGAACATGTAATATCTTGAACATCAACCCGTGGCTCAAAGTTGCTTATAGTCTCGCTTATTTCTCTCTCTATTAAGGCAGCTGTAACATTATCAACTTGCTCGAATAAAAGACGCCTTAAACCAGAACCCAACCCTGGTTGAAAAGGTCTCTCGTAATGATTTGTTAATACTAAATTTTTTACTGAGTTGATTACAGCAGTTTCATTTATAAATTTATTAATATCTTTTGTCGCAGGGTGAATATTAAAATTCAAATCTATGTCTGTAAACGACCTGTTACTTTTTATGTCTATCTCTGCCATCTTCTATTTATACCTAACCTCCAATCTTAACTGTGCCTGAACCAGAAGATATTGTGCCATCTCCTATCGGGTCAACATCTGCAACTGTATCGTCAATTCTTGCAGCTCCCTTGGTGCCATTGTTAAGATTTATTGTTTGTCCGTTTATCTTTACATCTCCTGTTACATTCAAATTATAGTCGCCATCCACTTGAATATTTACGTCTCCCTGTATCAATACAGACTCGTCCTTGACGACCACAGTAAACTTATCTCTCTGTATTCTTTCTACTCTATCACCATTAGGATTGAACTCCATGTACGAACCTGCACGGTGGTATAGGTGTATTCTTTCATTGTCTCTTGTGTCATCAAACTCCATGACATGACCAGACTCAGATTCATATACTTTGTTGTACGGGTACTTTGCGTTGTATAATGGCGCTGGTTCTACTGATGATGTATTATTGGCTTCTATTCTACCCAATTTGAATATTACCGCTGATTCAGTATTCGCTGTTTCATTTCTTGCAAGTCTTGAAGTTGTTGGTTCATCTAAGTTTCTAGGATAATTATTTGCAGTTGCATTTGCTGGTACAACTTTAGTTGGTTTACCATCAGCATCGTAAGGCGCACCAGTTGGTTTGATTGGTGCAATATCCAATTCTTCTTGTGTTCTTGGGTCGTTAAATGCTTCCTGAGGATTTGGCTCTTGTAGAGGTATACTTGGAAAAACACCTAATATAACTGGGTCTTGACCGCTATCACCATCAAGAAAAAAACCGAATACCATATCACCTTCTTTAGGTGGGTAAGGGTGTGGATTATTTGTAGGCAACATCAACTGAGCCCATGGTAAATTTTCAGTTGGCACTCTCATTTTATCATTTGGGTGCCATCCAACACATCTAACTCTACAACGGCCTAATCTAAGTGGGTCTTGTCTATCTTCAACGATAGCAGTCCACCAAACAAATCCTTCTTTACCTAAAAATTGTTCTTGTTCTTTCATCAATAAGTCTCTAATATTGCTGTTTGATCTTGTGTGCTCTGTGTTATAAATTCTTGTTCTGATGATGTAGAGGCAACCTCTATAACTGTTTCGTGTGTGCCTTCATTAGAACCTTTTATGATTTGTCTTGACCCTATTATTAAATATTTTCCAGATAAACTTGGGTCTGAGGGGTCGTCTGCATCTGTCTTTTTTCCGAAAAAAGGTGCATCAATATTCACATTGAAACCAGTAGTAAGTTGAAAATTACCAGGCATAACCACTTTAAGTTTTTTAGAATCTAAATTTGCAAATATTGCTTTTCTTTGAAAAGCATAATCTTCTGACCTTGAACCGTATGCTATTGATTCTGGGTCGTGAGATTTAACATATTCACTTAGTTGTCTAGTTGTGGTAAATGTATCTACAACAATTCTTGAGTCATACATTTCTGTATTTAACAAACCATCTTTATTTACTTGAGCTGAAAAATTTGGTGTTGGGTTTGAGTGTTTCATGTTTTCAAAATGGTCTAAGTATGACAATGCTTTTCTTGAGATCATGCGAGTAACTGGGTCAAACCCGATAAATGTACCAGCATTTACACCAGCACGTGCTTTTTTGATACCATCAGTTTGTGATACAACTTCAAATGATCTAGCTGTAGACATTTCTTCAAGTGCATTAGCACCTTCATCTTTATTTTTTGATTCAAAATTTATATCTAAAATAATATCTTCGGATAAAAGTTTAGATAAAGTTATGAAGTTATAACCTAATAAGTTTTGATAAAAAACGTAACTAGGTGAATTATCCATATTAACAGCTTTTTTTGCGATCCATTGTATTGCCTCAATTGGCCTTAAATTTGGTATGATTACATCACGCACACCGGCTGATTCCTCATACAAACCATTCAAATTGTTGGGTGGTATTTTTAGATAGTCTAACATGATTCTTTCAACCATTTTCATGTATGTCATTCTATAAGATTGATTTACACGTTGTTGGTCTGAAAAGAGTAATTCATCTGAAACAAAATTTAAAATATAATTTTCAACTCTCTCTGATGCTGGTATGCGGTCAGATTGTTTGTATATTCTAAATGCTTTTTTAAATTGACCAATTTCTGAACCTTCAACTTTTGATATGTCGATTAATAAAACCTCAGATCCATCAAATAAAAGTTTTGATGAAATGCCAGTTGCATCTGATATTAAAAGTTTACCACTCATCACAGGCATATACAAAGAGTCAAATAAGTCTATCTCTACAAAAATTTCTTTTATATCAATCGACTCACCTTTTGACACAATTATCAAATCATTTATAAAATATTGTTGTGAATCACGAAGTTGCTCAGACTTATTCATTATTTAAACACTCTTTTAAATGATTTCTCTAAATCTAGTGCAAACTCTGGTCTAAGTAATTTAATTTTTCTTTTCTTTTCATTCTCATCAAATTCATACCCATAATAACTTTGTGTCTCTGCTGTTACAACTTCTAAAACACTAGTGCCATCTGGCACTTTATCATCGAATGTTGTACCTAAAGTTAAGTCTGCAAAGGTATTGGCATCAACTTCTAATTTTTCAACTTGAACAGTCCTACTCTTAGAATTTCTATTAGAAGCACCTGCCGTAACCGTTCTAGTTACCACTTTAAAATATTTTTTAATATTACTTTCATCTTGAGCCCAACGTATGCCTGTTTTCGGAGTATTTTTAAATATTAAAGTATTATTTGATACTGCTGATGTAACAGCTGTTTGTAATGTTATATGTGTTGTGTTTGCAGATGAAACATTAATAAAACTTAAACCACCATCTAAAGATATTCTATCATTAAATGTCAATTTTGGTTGTGCAGCTGGTGATGTGATTAAATTATTGGCAGCTATTTGTTTAAAAGGTATTGTTAAAGACCCATTCGCTGCTGTGATGGTAGTGATACCTGCATTTGCACTTGTAGAAGACAAATTTTGAGTATCATTAGCACCATTAGCTGTATACTTTTTATTGACAAAATTTATAAAGTTATTTTCTTGTAAAGGCCAGTCCCATTGAGGGTCTACTATTTTATTCAAAGATAATACAACCCAATGTCTCTCTACACTACCATATATTTTATCTGCGATTATTTCAGGTGTGTCAGTATCTTTAACATCATATGGGTAAAATATATTCGTATTTTCTATTAGGCCATCTGCTATTTTAAATCTAGCAATAACATTTGTAACTGTGTCTAAACCATCAGAATTTTCATCTAATGAATAAAATGTTTTTGGAAAATGTCTAAAATATTTTGCCATTTAATTTCCTATGTTATCATTTGGTAAAGTAACTACTTGATCCACCACCACTAATAGAGCCATTGTCTGATTTATTCCCTTCTCTCTCATGTTTGAGATCCTTTTTAGTAAGAAATATAGTCTCTTGAAATTGTAATACTAAATTTACACCAAATGGCATACCTGTGCCACCTAGTGATGGTTCACCACCAAACGACTCATAGAAAACTGCCCCTTGAGGTGCATAGTTCAAGTCCATAGTTGTAAGAACACAATTAGGTGCGATAACAGGTATGTTTGGGTTTTCTTTACCTGCGTAATAAAACTTAATATCAAACTCTGAGGGTGGTACTAAAAAACCAGGAGATGTTTGTAAAACTTCTGGTGCTTGATGAAACATAAACAATTTAAGTATTTTTTGTACTTCAAGAGCTTCTCTCTCATCTCTTGGATAAAAATTGAAATCAAACTGAAATGATCTAAAATTTGGTGAAGAGTAAACCATTTCTAACATAGGGTTCACAACACTACCTGTGGCTGCAGCTATAGCCACGGCAGCGGATCCTGGAGACCCAGTTAAAGCTCCTCCTGTTGCTGCGCCAATTTGCAACAACGCCCTTTCACCTGCCTTTTTTACATTTTCTGATACTCCTGATAAAGTAGTAGGCCCACCCCCAGACATAGTTTGACTATCTACCCCTGAAGCTGCAGCTACCTGACCCGCTAACTCTTTACCTGGATTTGCTTGTTGAAAACTTTGTGAAAAATTAAACAATAAAGTATCTGGCATATAAAGTGTTATGGCAGCTTGAGTCTCACTTGTAGTTCTTGCAATACCACCCTCACCAGCTTTTCTTTTAGATGATATTGATGCGATATTTTTTGAGATGACGCTTCTTTGTGCAGCTGAATTACCAGCTAAAGGTAATTTTTTTTGACCGAAAACATTATTCAAACCTGATTGCACGTTACCGCCAACTTCTGATATTTTACTGGTTACACCACCTATGGCACTACCAACTTTATCTGCTGCAGCGTTAATCTTAGAACTAACTTTACCAGCAAAATTTTGACCTGCGCCAAGGCTACCAGCTACTTTATTTGATGCTGATGAAATTTGACTAGAAACTTTACCGGCGCCAGACATCGCCGATGATGTTCCAGCTTGAGCTTCAAATGCTGTTTCAGACTCCATATTTCCAGCTGCATCATCAAACTGACTTGCTTTTTGTGTTTTGATATAAAAAACCATGTAATGACCTTTATCAGCACTACCAACATCGATAGGGAATCTAAAGTTTGTTTTTTCATATTTTGATCCTGCAAGTGATTCAAGAGGTCCTGATCTACCATCAATACCTTTTTTAAATTTTATATCTCCGAGTCCAAAAAGCGACATGGCTACTCCTTTATGTTGAATACATATTATTTATGACATATAAAGGACGATTTACACCTCAGAACCCAAAAAAATACAACGGAGACTCAAGTAATATTATATACCGGTCATCATGGGAGCTTCGTGTGATGAAATATCTTGATGAAAACCAAGCCGTTGAGTGGTGGGCATCAGAAGAGTTGCCAATACGGTATCGTTCACCAGTTGACCAGAGAGTTCACCGTTACTTTCCAGACTTTATTGTAAAGACTAAAAAGAAAACATTTATACTTGAAGTCAAACCTGATAATCAAACAAGACCTCCAAAACAAAAAAGAAGAACAAAAAAATTTCTACAAGAGGCGGCTACCTATGCAATCAATCAAGAAAAATGGCGAGCTGCTGATGTATTTTGTCAAGAAAGAGGCTGGGAGTTCAAACTTGTAACAGAAAAACATTTAGGATTGGCATAAATACCTGATTAACAAGGAGAACTAATGTCATTTTCACCTAATTTGTTTCTATCAAATTTACAAGGTAAAGATGGTCCAGCGAGACCAGCCAGATTCGAGGTTATATTACCCATACCACCTTACATAAACCAGTTTGTTGGTAATTCTGTAATAGAAAAAATACTTAATTTTCCAAACTCTGTGTTTGGCGATATATCTGATGTTGTTAATAGAGCTTTAGGTAGAAACGGTGGTGATGCTAGTAATGATTACTCAAGAACTTCAAACTCCTCTCTATCACGTTATTTAGCACTACAATGTGAAACAGCTGAATTACCAGGTAAAACATTTCTTACCTCAGATGTAAAAATTTATGGGCCTGTTTATAAAGTGCCTTATCAAAGACAATATGCTGATATAAATTTATCATTCATTTGTAGTAATCAGTTTTATGAAAGAAAATTATTTGAAAGGTGGACTGAAGCTATTATGCCACCTGATACAAATAATATGAGGTTCCCTAAAGGTGAAAAGACTAGATATTATACTCAAATTAAAATTATACAATATGATGATTTTATTAAAAAGATTTATGTTGTAAATTTAGAAGACGCTTACCCGGTTGGAATTGCACCTCAACCGTTAAATTGGTCTGATGATGGTTTTCATAGATTGACCATCTCTTTTGCATATCAAAAATACACAACAGTTTATGAGGGTGGTTATGATATTGGCCAAGCTGCAGCTTCTTTACTTGGAGGTAAAGGTGCAAACTTAGTAAGAAATCTTTTTTAAATGATAGGTGAAAAATTATGATTAAATTACCAAGACTAGATGTGCCAACATATGAGCTGAATCTCATATCAAATGGCCAAACAGTTCGCTATAGACCTTTTTTGGTCAAAGAGCAGAAACTTTTTTTGATGTCTGCTGAATCAGAAGACACAAAAGAATTAGTAACAACGATTAGAAGTGTTTTAAAAAATTGTTTATTAGATGAAATAGATGTAGATAGTTTACCATCTTTTGATTTAGAATATCTATTCATGAATCTTAGAGCTAGATCAGTTGAAGAAGTAGTAAACTTAAAATACAAATGTAATAACAATGTAAAAGATGAAGAGGAAAACGAGAAAAAATGTAATCATGTTCTTGAATTTGATGTGAATATTTTAGAGATTGAACCAACAATACATGAAAATCATGTTGATAAAATACAGATAACAGATAAAGTTGGCGTTCGTTTAAAATACCCAACTTTTGAGATGTTTGAAAAATATGATAAGATGTCAGAAAATGAGGCTATGCTAAAAGTTTTGATTGATTGTATTGATTACATTTATGATGATCAACAATTATACTATGCAAAAGATACCTCTAAAAAAGAATTAGAAGATTTCATAGATAGTTTGCAACAAAAAGATTTAGAGAAATTTAAAGATTTCTTTAACACGATGCCAGAAATAAAAAAAGACTTAGAATTTAATTGTCCTAAGTGTGAGCACAAAGAAACAATTACTGTAAAGGGTATGCAAAATTTTTTCGTCTAATCTTTCGTTATGACACATTGAGAAACTACTATGAGACAAACTTTGCTTTAATGCACCATCATAAGTACAGTTTGTCAGAATTAGAAGATATGATACCGTGGGAAAGAAATATCTATATCTCATTATTAGTAGAATATTTGAAAAAAGAAAAAGAAAGGCTCGAATTGCAACAACAAATGCAAAAGACAAGGAGATAAATGGCTGACGTTTATGACCAGATAGGTGGTTTTGTCGCAGGTAAGATAAAGAGTTCAGTTGGTGGTGCTGTAAAAGGTGCTGCCAAGGGTTTGACTGGTGCTATGAAACGTAAGGGTAAAACATCAAAAGCTGATAGTTCAAAAGCTCAACAATTAGATTCTAATGGTGAAATCTTAGAGAAGGTCAATGAGAATCTTGGCCAAGTAAATTTATCACTTCAATCTGTTAATCAAAGTCTACAAAACATAGTAAAAAGTTCTGCGGTGTTACCAACAATGAACAAAGAATTAAATATAATTTCAAGAAATGTAAGAAAAATACCGCAGCTTATAAAAAAACAAAAAACTAAAAGTTTTTTTGATAGAATGAAAGCTAGAGAAAATAGACTTGAGTCTGATAGAGGTACTGCAGCTAGTCGGGCAGATGTAAGTGAAAGTGCAGAAGATCAGCAAGGTTCTAAAGATTCTAAATCGACAACGATGGAAGTTCTTAAATCTTTGATTGTCATAAAGGCAGTTAAATTTATAGCTCAATCAATATTTAACTTATTTAAAAAATTGTTTAAAGTTGGTGGCACATTAGGACTATTACTTCTTAAAGGTCTTAGAAAAGCTTTGTTTCTAGGTGTGAAGGCATTAGGTTCTATTGTAAGAACAGGCTTAAAACTTGGTAGATTTGCTATTACAGGTAAAGGTTTAATTGTTTTTGCTATCGTTGGTTTAATTAAAGGTATTTATGATGGTTTTACAGAGGCCAAAGAAGGTCAAGTTTTTAGTGTTAGAGAAGCTTTTAATGGGTTTATTCAACTATTAACTTTAGGTGGTGCATCAGAGGAATTTGCAAATAAATTATATGATAGTATAGGCGGTGTGTTTAATAAAATAAAATCATTCTTTGCTAGTATATTTGGCCAAAAAATAGAACCTAAAGAATCTTCAGGTAGACCTAAAGGTAGTAGATTAGGTTCTTCTAAAAATACAGGCGTTAATCAACAGGCGGGTCCTGATTTTAGTAAAAAAGGTCAAGGGGCTACAGGTGAAAAAACCTCAGTTGGTGATGGTCAAAGTGGTGCCATCGAAGGTGAAGGACCAGCTGGCAACCCAGTTATGTTAGACCCTATAACTGTAACACCAGAGCCAGGGTTTGACCCTTCAAACATGGTAAAAACTTCTACTGCACCATCACAAGCACCTTCACAAGGTGATAGTATGCGAGCAGGTCTTGGTAACTTCATGAAAAATACTGGTGCAACTGATATGCTTGGTAATAATATTATGCCAATGATGGGTAAAATGAAAGGTGGTGGTAATGTAAACAAGGGTGATATGATGAAAAAAGGGTTTAGCTCTATGTTTGGTAGTATGGGTAAAGACATGGGCGTAGACGCTGGCGCTGTTACTGGTGATTTAAAAGGTGGGATACAAAGTATTAAAAGTGCGAAGGGTGAAGATAAACAAGCTGCCTTAATGGGTGCATTAGGTGATTTAGCAAATAATCCTGCAATAAAAAACTTTAAAGGTAAAGAATCAACAGAGGAATCAAGGGCTGAAAATATAAAGAATGTATCAGGCGGTCTTGATAGTTTAATTGGCGGCACTATGAGTGGTATGGGCCTTGATACAAAATCTTTACAAGATCAATATGGTAATCAACCAATGGCGCCTGGTTCTGGTGGTAGTTCACCATCTATCTACGATAGTGGAAAAAAGAAAGCACCATCAGGTGCTGAGATGTCAGACTATTCACAGGCAGTATCAGATGGTCAAAGAATGGAGGGAGCATCTAAAGGCGGTGGTATTCAAGTCAATAGTAAAACATTTAACAATGATAATAAAGGAAAAATTGGTGGTAATAAGAAAGCACCACCAGTTGTAAACACAGATTTGTTCAAACAAATTAATTTACCTGGAGGCTTTGCAATCTAAATGGCTGAAGTATATGATCAAATGGGTGGCTTTCTAGCCGGCCAGATGAAAAGTTCCTTCAAGAGTGTGGTAAAAGGTGCTGCAAGTGTGATAACTGGTAAATCCAGTCCTAACGATGAATCAAAAAGTAGTGATGGCATAATAGCTGAGCGAATTAAAAAAACAGATGAATTGAGTAAAAAAACTGTTGAAAGAGTGAAAAAAACACAAAGTTTTGCCTCTAGTATGCAAACTAATTTTAGATCGATTTTAGGTATCAATATGAACATTAACTCAATATCTGATAGTGTCATCCAAATAGTTCGGTTGATGGGTGGTTCGCCTGTAACTGGGCCTGGAATTATAGACAAATTAAGAGATGTAAAAGACAAAATAGTATCAAAGGTAAAATCTTCAGGTAAAAATATTTTTACGATGTTAAAAGACCTCATATTAGAAATAATACCTATGGTTCTAAAAGCTTTAACTGCGTTGTTTGTATCTGGGGCTATATTTGCAATGTTTTTTGATGAGATAAAAGCGTTTATACAAAAAGAATTTGCAAATTTTTCTTTTAAAGATGCTTTTAGCGGCCTTCTTGATTTCATGTATGAATTTTTTAGCCTCGATTATCTTGTTGATGAATTTAAAAAAGCAAAAGAAAATTTCATGAGAGAATGGGATGAACTTGTTTCAAAAATAACTAATAAGTATGATGAATTTAAAAAAAGATTTATTGACCCTATGATTGAATTTATTAAAAGAGGTGTAACAAAAATTTATGATAAAGCACCTGGTTTTATACAAGATAGATTTCCTGTTTTCATGAAAGATTTTATAGGAGTGGCATTAAGCGGAGATCAAATAAAAGCTGAAAAAATTGCTAACGTAAATAAAAAAATAGAAGAACAGCAAAAGTTAATTAAAGAACAAGTTAGAAAAGAAGTGGCTGCTCAAGGTGTTGGTGATAATATACGTTCATTTGGTTTAACACCACAATTTTATTACGGGATGAGGAGCCTTACGCCAGCAGGTCAAAGAGAAGATGCAATAAAAAAAGCAGAAAAAAAAGGTTTTGAAGAAAAGTCCAAAGAAGATCCTGTATTAAAAAAATTACTTGAAGAAAGAAAATCTATTGAAAAAGCAGACCCATCAAGTTTCACAGGCTCTGATAGAAGTATAAAATCAAAAGGTTTAAGTGGAGATGGTGGCCCAGCTGGTGGCGCTAATGATAAATCACCAACTAAAGTTTCAGGTGATGATGATATTAAAGCAATGATTATTGGACATGAAGGTGTGAAATACGAACCATATAAAGACCCTGGTGGTTTGTGGCACGTTGGTGTAGGTCATTTAATTGGTGATGGTAGCACATTACCAGAACACATGAACCGAACATTTAGTGCTACAGAAGTGAGTAATCTTTTTGAATCAGATTATGCTAAACACAAAAAAATTGCAGAGAGAACACCAGGTTATGATAAGGCAAATAAAGCTGGTAAAGCCGCCTTGATTGATTTAGCATTTAATATGGGTTCTTGGTATACAGAATTTAAAAAAGCAGCTGCGGCTCTAAAAGATGGCGACTTTGTAACTGCTTCAAAAGAATTAGAAAATAGTAAATGGTATGGTCAAGTTGGTGCTCGTGGTCCAACAATTGTATCTCTTATAGCAAGTGCGGGCGATGATTCAGGTGGTTCTGATTTATCGGCAGCCTCTGCCGTAATAGAAAAAGGTAGAAGATTACAAACAGCAGCTGCAGCTGAATCTGGTGGTAATGTAGAAGTAGTTACAAATAACAATAATACAGTTATAGAAAAAGAGACCATGGCAAACATGGATCCAGAACTTGATTATATGAGTGCAGCTGTATAATGATAGACCCAACAATGCCACCGCAATACAAGTATGCGGTAACAGATAAGAATGATAGAATTAAGTTAATTACTTCAAATAAAAAAATTGCCAGTTGGTATCAGTTTCTTTTTCAAACAGAAAGAATATCTGAAATACCAATGGCAAAAAAATAACCCCGCCGAAGCGGGGTCGTGAGGTGTTAATTATTCACTAAATCCTTAAAATGATCTAGGTCATCTTCTTCAACCGTTTCAGTATCAAAAGACGAAGCCTCGTCATCACTTATAGAATTTTCAACAACTTGTGTTTTTGGTTCTGGCGTTGCACCTAGAACCTTATCAAGTCTTGCCTTGAGCACATCATACGACTTGAA